ATCTCGCTTCCAAGATAAGACAGACCTGCGCTAAGAGCTATGTCCTCTAAGTCACCGCCCTTTAAGGCAGTCGTTGCTGACATAACATATGGGGCAGCTGGCGGATACATTACGGACAAAACCATAGCCGCTGTACCTATCGGGTCTTCAACAGCCCTTTCAACTTGCTTTACAGCCTCCTGTAATACTGGCTCAACAACCTCTTCTGCCACAAACTCTATGACATCACCAGCAGCCTCAAATGGCGCTGTTACAACGTCTGCAACGAAACTAGCGACGGCTCCCATTATTTACTCCCCCTAGGTTCGCCAAGTTTTATAGTGGCTGAGTATCCATCTCCTTCGGTACGCCTAATTGCGTAGCCCATCTTTGTTTCTGGTGGCTTAGACTTAAAGATTATCTTGAATAGTGACAATAGAGCTGGGTCTTGGAATTGCGTATACAGGGTATCAAAGCCAATGTTATAGGCAGCTGTAAGAAATGTACTTACGTTATTAATGTAGTTACGTGCTGTGTCAGCGTTCAGGGGTCTGAATGTACCTATCCTGTCCTTGGCGTGGTGTATGATAAATATGGTATTGCCTTCTCTAATAGCCGTGGTTCCCTTGGACTTAATCTCATTAATAATAGACGCATATGCGGTACCAACATCTAGTTGAACCCCAGTCTCTTGGATGGCAATCGTAATGATTGCATTGGTGTCAAGCTCTTTTTGCTTACTGTCAACGACCTGTGCCATTACAACTCCCTGAAGATTGCGGCAGAGTAGATGTTACCCATACCAGCTGCCAAACTTAAAATTAACCCATCTGGGCTAGGTGCTTTATGCGAAAGAAATACCAAATCTGTCTCAGTTCTGTTGTCAATAGCTGGAACAAAGCCATTTTTCATGTCGTCCAATAGCAATAAAGTCTCTAATAATCCGCTACTACCCATAGTATGACCTATTTTTTGCTTGTATGACGTAGCAATGAAGTCGGGAATCATGGCAAGTAGTGCCGCAGACTCGGATGCGTTATTAGACGCTGTACCAGTTCCGTGCGCCTTGACTATCTTAATCTCACTAGCCTTTACATCAGCCATGTCTATAGCGCCCTGTATAGCCTTCTTAAAGCCCTCTCCGTCCTCACGTTGACCGATGGCATTGGTAGACTGTTCTGACGCGCTGTATGCCCCTAGAAACTCGGCGTGTGGGGTGGTGCCTAGTATGTTGGTAGCTCTCTCGGATTCAAACACAGCTAATGCGGCTCCTTGACCTATCCTGAAGCCAAAGTTCTTGCTATCGAAGGCGGACGGCTTAATTCCCTGTTGTTCCTGTTCCTCGGTCAAAACAGCTTTAGCTTCACCAAAGAACTCAAGTATGGCGTTAGATATGCCATCTTCTACCGTAAGGACTATGACCCTATCAAATCCATAGAAACGGATTAAGGTCTGCACATCCATCATAACCTTCAGGCTAGAAGCACAGGCAGACGCGTCCGTCACAACTTGGTCTATCTCACCAAATGACTGGGCTGTACGTCCAGCAAATACTTGAGTCAAGCTAAATGGCAAGAACTTGTAGTTGTATGACAGCTTATTGTCTGGGTAGTGGCGTGGATTAATACCAGCAAAGTGGGCGTTACCACTAGCCAGAATGAATGCAGTCTTACCTACGTGGTTCTCCCTGAGATACTTGCACAGCTCTGGGTCAAGAACCTTTTCAGCTATCTTGTGTGGGACATAGAACAAGCCAGACTTAATCTTGGCGTAAATCTCTGGGAACCAATGCACTCTCTGTGGGTACACGACATCATCGAATAGCTCTGCATTCGTTGTTGACAGTGACCTGTAGTGTGTTAGGTAAATCATTTAATGTAGTCTATTACGTCATCTATTGAGGTAGGTTCTTTAGTCTTGTGTGCCATCAGGAGGTCATATATCTCCTGTAGAGTAGTTGGCACCCATCCCTTGGATACTTCCTCGCTGACGCCATATACGTCAGTGAGGTACATCATCATTACTAGTCCATCTAAACTGTCTATGCCTATATCCTCAAACGAGTCACTCATAGAGGTAGCTATGGCGTTCCTACAATGAGACGGTCTGGATGTCTTAGATACAGCATTAAATAGGTCAATAAAGTTAATCATGCCGCCCTACTTATGTTAACTGTTAACACCAAAGCCTCAGCCCATTCATTCCAATTATCAAATGCAGATGCGTCTGGCATACCTTCGTTGTTGAATATGTCAATAGCCTTGAGACCGTTAGCCCACCTCTTCCAGTCCGTGTCCTTGCTAGGTATCTCTAGTTGCTGTGCAGCAAACTGGTCACACATAATCTCTGCCCAATACTGGAAATCCATATGGCGTGGGTCAACTATTGGGGCGGTATTAATAGCCACGAACATCTCCAAAGGTTGCGTTAAGCAGTAGCCTACCAACTTGGTAGTTGCCATTAAGCGTATTAGACACAAACTTTAGGCGCATCTCTCTACGCTGTTCCTTCATGTCAATCTTGTGTGTGTCTGGGTCGAATAAGTAAGGGCCTGTAGTCTCGTCGTCTGCTTGAGCATAGGGACGACCAGTTACGTAGCACTCCATCTCACCAACCTGAACGAAGTCAGGCTCAATTCTTTCTACCCTAATCCATTTGTTCTCACCCATCATAGATGGCTGTGAAGGGCCTCCAGCTAACCAACCTAGGTCGTTAGTCTCAAAGAAACTTTCGATGGCTACCACAGCAATACCCTTAACAGAATTTACTCCAAACTCATGTTGCCACAGCGACACATAGCTCATAACGTAGGTAAGCGTAATCTCAAAGTCACCACCAGCTGGTAGGGTTGGGCAAGTCAAGGTATCCCCTACCGTATAACCTAGACCACGAATAGCTATAATAACTTCCGTAACAACACCACCAGTAACGGTAATGTCTGCGTATGCGCCAGTGCCAGTGCCACCAACTAATTCTGTAAGAGGGTAAACTCCATCGGTGTACCCAGAGCCAGCATTGCTTATAGTAAATAGATTAACGGCTCCAATGTCATTGATTTCTGTGCCAGCATTTACAGGAAAGCGGAATACTTGGGAGAAGTATCCAGCAGAGCGCCTTGCTCCAACGGCAGTTCCAGCGTCATACCAACAATTCTCACGGATGTTGTAGATTATGCAATCGTCGCACTCTGTTGCATCTCCACTAGGAAAGAACCACCATATCTCACCAAATCTAGGAACCTTAGTAGCGTATACCTTCTGTCTTTCATCGTAATTAAGATTGTCAAAGAAGTAATTCTGGTTCATGTTATTTGGGACTTCTTTTACTACACCGTTGTATAGCATGAACCTATCAACGCCAATCCAGTAATAGATACCATCGTACTCAATAACACATTGGCTAGACAGTATTGAAGACTGGCTAGATATAATGTCATAGCGCCAGTAGAAGGTAGATGCGGTAGCGCCTATAGTGACTGTGGTTGGCGTGTACGAAACCCTGACCAGAGAATCAAGAGTCCAAAAAAGACCAGACGGAGCATTTGAGCCGCCCCGTACTGGTAAACCTTGAACGACTTTAGTGGATGCTACGTTAGTTTCGTTAGCATCTGCCGACACCCAATTATTTGTGTTACCTGCCGCACAGTTCTTTATTAATCCATTGTTGCCATATACGAATACGTATGGGTGTAGCACAACAACACCACCAGATACTGATATTTGGTTATCAAATGTGAATGTAGTTGGTGAAGTCTCGGTGCCAGTAACGGCGGCGGATAGATTAACCACAACCCCTGCCACAGATACAACGGTAGTTCCATCTGGGATGGATGCTCCAGTGACTAGCTGACCAGCTCCAATTAGGATGCTAGACGCGTCTAATGTTAGGAATGTGTCTGTATTAACGCACCCACCAATAGCTGTAAACACACCAATTGGAGACGCTGTTGTGCCAGTTATGTCACCACCAAGGACTGGGGTGTTGGTAGAGTTATTAATGTCAGACAGGTTTAATCCGGGGTGAGCCAACAGGGTCTCGTTGCCAGTACCTTGTGAGTCAAACAAGGAATCAAACTGCCATAAATTATCAGAGCTAGGGGTAAATCCAGATAGCGTAAAGTCAGATATGCCAGAGCCAACACCATCATTATTTATAGGCAAAACCTGAAGACCGTCAGCGTATCCGTTAAAAATATAATTGAAATTGTTTTGTGGATTAACGTAAATACCACGAGATGGCCCTGCCAAGTCTCCAACAATCTCTCTGAAGCCTAAAATCTTACGCGGTCTAGCACGTTGGAACCTAACCCAACGACCAGAGTTATAGAAGTTCTTGTCAAAGACGGTGCCGTCCCGTTGGATGCCGGGTTGTGTATCTAGTGCGAATACTTTAGCGGTCACGTAAACACTCCACCAGAAATACCATTAACAAATGTACCATCCCCTTGAACGGTTAAACCAGTTGCAGTTAGGGACAGTCTGTTCACACCCAATACAGCAATATCAATCTCACCAGCACCTGACCTCCAGATACCTGTGTTTGTTTCGTTGGCAAAGTTAATAGCTGGCGTTCCTACTGTTCCATCAATTAGATTGAGGGATGTAGCACCAGCCTGAACAGTATTGGCATTAAAGAAGTCGGTACCATCACAAACCAATGAAGCAGTCTGTCCGGGTGGGATTGCGGCTGTATTACCAAATCCTGTGGTTACCGATAATGTAAATCCATTATCAGTCGTCTGGTTGCTAATTATGTACAGGTTAACAATAGGCAAATACACTACTGTTACATCAGATGTTAACGAGCCAACATACTCCTGAATGATGGAACTGCTCTCGTTAGACGTAAGGTAATATGTACCACCAGTTACTGGCTTAACCAGATTAGTAAAGAAGAAAGTATTGCTCTGACCATATCCAACAGAAATGTATTCTGTGCCAGTGCATATGATAAAGGCAGACTCGTCTGGATTAAATGACTTATCTACCAAGCCGTCAATAGTCTCGGCACCAGAGCAGTCAATGGTAAGCGTTCCAGAGCCATTGTTCTTTAATATAAAGAACCAATTGTTCCCAAGAGTATTTGACAGTGGTAGGGTTGCCGTACCAGCGCCACTTGCCCAAATCTTGGTTTGCGCTCTATCGGTGTCCAGTAAAGTATATCCATTTGATATTGAAGATGTTGGGTGGCTTTGATTGAGAGTCGTAGAGATTGCAACCAATCCCAAGCCAGCCAATAGAGAGGCGTCAGCAGATGATGTTCCTGCACCAAAGTCAATAATTCCCCAGACACCTGCTGTACTAGCATTGCTAGTCAGGTATAGGTAAGAAGCCTTACCAGCTTCTACCGTTGCGATAACTCCGCCATCGAAGTTATTTACATCAAAGTCTATACCGCTTACGTTACGGATTAGGGCATCCTGACCAACCGATACTTGATTAGCTGTTGGCATGATAAGAACGCCAGTATCGCCAGTAATGTCCATAATCCTAGCGGCTGGGTTCTCTGTACCAGTAGCGTCAGAAGGCCATTGCAGTTGTACGTCGCCGTCTAGCGTATAGTCAGCATAGCTGACATCCGTTGGCAAAATAACGTCGCCCGAAAACGGGGATACAAAGGATGTCATGTGTCTAGCACCGTGGCTTGTCTATCACCGATACGCTGAGTATCCTCTTGCTTCAGGATGCCCATAATTTGTGAATACTGAGCTTGCCACATAGGAATCCTGTCATCGTTTCTCAGGAAAGGCATAGCCTGTAGCAGAGAGCCATATAGCAATGCCTGTGGTGCGTATATGGTAAACCAGTTAGTCTGGTTAGATGTGTCTAGTGGTTGGTTACGTTCGTAGTACAGAATCTCAAAGTCGTATGCCACATCTGGGGTTGGAGCCAATAACCAATGGGTATAGTCATAGTCTGCATAGTACGCAGGGGTATCAGTAAGGGTCTCGTCAGGCCAATACTCTCTCAGGTATTCATACTTACGTAATAGGACTGGTTGCTTGCTTCCGTCTACGGTAACATTCATAGACACGGTCTTATGCCAACGTGCAGGCTTATTAACTACAGCCTCACCGATAACCATATTGCTCTCTACTACTGTGAGGTTTCCTAGGAACTTAATCTCTGCGGCAATTACTTGTTCCGCAAGCATAATAAACAGAGGGATTTTTTCTATAGTAGCGACGTCATCACGCTCCAGATAGGACTGGACGTTTTCGACTAGTGAATCGTAGGTCATTACCGATGCGACGGTCATTGCTAAGTCCCTTTATTGTTTATCATTTTAGACCTTTTATCTATCCCAGTAAAGCTGATTCTGCTAAGCGCCTACGGGTTAGACCAGCCAATACTCTTCCTGAAGCCTTATTCCACTTAACAATCTCTTCACAGGCACCATCCCAGTCTTGAGCATCAACCCTCTTTTTGAGGGTCGATATACGGTAATTACCCAATCCGCAGTTATAGGTGAAACTTATAATTGCCGCTAATCGCCTGTCTCCGCTTGTAATCAAACTAGGTGACATCCTTATAGCTTTGAATGTAAAGTACAGTAAATGCTTATCTAGCTCTTCCTGAGCCTTGTCTTTACTCCAGACAGTATTAGACGTTATGTCAGCTCCAGTACAGCCCCATCCTATCGTCCAAGGAGCGCCGTGAGTGGCTGGGTCGGGGTAAGCCCTACAACTGCCATTACTTAATCGCTTGGCGTACCCTTCAAAGGGCTTGACGAGGGCATCACTCGCTAGGCGAATGGCATCCGAAATCATTTTTGATATTTTTCTATCGCCCTACCCACGAACCAGAACGTCAAAATCATGTTCAGCATACTGAAATCATCAATAGTCCAGTTGTTCTTCATAATTTCTACCCAAGTCACGCCTGTGCCCATAGCGTATACCATCATGGTTATCTTGAAGGAGATGTACATACCAAATAGGACGTAAGTCACCATAGGGCGCACTAGGGCTGATAAAGCCGCAACCCACTTGTAACTAGACGACGCAGTAGCCGATTGCTCCTTAAAGGCTTCTTGTATGGCGTTTAATTGGGTTACGCTATGGTCAACGTACTTGGCTTCCATAGAGAACTGACCACGTTGCTTCTCTAGGTCGGTCTGTAGACCAAACATAGCAAGCTCATGCTTACGCTCGTTAGCCTTGTCAAAATACTTTAAAAGTTCTGGAGCAAGACGAAAAAGTCCTCCGAAGAGGCTTCCAAACAATCCACTACCTAAAAATTCTAGCATTCATTCCTCCGTTACTTCAGTTGCCATACCTTCTGTCTTCTTTGTCTGCTTTGCTATCCAACTTATCAAAAATCTGCTTACACATAGTCTTGATAGAGTCTATGTCTCGATGATAATCCTCTTTGGCTATGTACATCCTAGGCAAATC